CGCCGTATATCTGGAGTTCGGAACTACCAGATCCCTTGGCTTGGATGAGGTATCTACTCATCGCCATTGTCCTTCTTCGGCGGATGCCCGCGGCGTTTTGGCGACTCGCTGGGCTGCGGCGCCATTGTTATGGGCTTCGCCGCCGGCTTCTTTCGCCTGGTCGCGTTGGCGATCATTCGGCGATTGGCTTCTGCCACTTCGTCAGGCGTCATCTTCTTCATTTCGTTCCTCGTCTTTTTGCTTATCCAGCGATGCATCCGGCTGACTCAGTGCGGGATAAAACCTCGGATTGTCCGATTCAATTTCCGCGTCAACCTGTCCAGGCTCACGCCCAAACCGGCGGATGTTCCCCTGCCTGCTTTCCCAGCCCATTTCCTGATCGATTTTAGCGGCCGCCTTGTCTTTGCCCGGGTCGATCTGAGGCATGACAGGGCCTTCGATGCGCACGTCGAATAGGGTATTCGGATCAGCACGGCGTAGTTCACGTGCTGGCAACCGGCCTTCCAGTAATGCTGTTTTCAGCGGGTCTATGTACAGGCAAGGCTTGGCAAAATCCCGGATGAACTGCCCCCTGTCTTCGCCAATCAGTTCCCACGCATGCACCAGTTCCGTGCGTTGCGCGGCATAGGCGCGGTCAAAAACGTAGGCTATCCAGGAAAACGCAACTCGGCACGCGGCGGCGAATTGGCGCAGTTCCTGATTTACGAATTCAACGGCATTTTGATTCGGATGCGCCGGAGCATGAAAGTTGACGGACTCGCCTTGCTTGAGAAAATCCAAAATCTGCAGATCCAGCAAATTCAGTTCGCGCTGGTCAGTAGTCGCGTTTGCGCCTTCTGGATGTTCGCTTTCACCCGGGTCAAAATCCATGTCCCGGTTGATCGATGCAAACAGATTGGCAGACGCCCGGGCGGCTCGGCGGTGACTCTGCTGATACTCCGCCACATCGGAAGCTCGGAAAATCACCGCATGGAACAGCGTGACTCCGCGAGTTGCGTTCAGTTCCTCCTGTCGCCGCAGGTGGCAGATTTGCTCGGCGTCAATCGCCTTCGGAACCAGGCTCGGCAAATTGAAATTCCCGATAACGGATTGCGGCTGATACGGGTAAACGAACACGCGCCGTGGCTTGCCCCATTCGTCGCGCTCAATGCCCATCTGAGCATTTGCCCCGTCAACCCAGCCATACGGCACCAGTTCACTCGAAATCAGTTGGAGCTGGAACCCCAGACTTGTGCGGGTTCTGCCGCGATAGACTCGCCTTGCGAAAACTTCGCCAACCGTGTCCCAGTCGCGCCATGCCAGCCGCTCCACTTCTTCACGGGCCAGCTCGCCGGTAACATCCGCCGCATCCGACCATTGCCGATGCATACGGCGGATTGCGTCATTCAGTTTCGGCAGGAGTTCGCCTTTTCGATCCCTGACCATCGGCTCATAACGCAGCCCCGTGCCGACGCCTTTTGCAACACGTGAATCAAGGACTGCCTTGAAGATGGCGGAATTTTTGGCAAGATACCGTGCCCAGTCGCGCAAACGCGCTCCGGCCGAAAAGATTTCAGCATCGGCACCACGAGAAACCGGCGGCGACAGGTTGAAATCGCTGGGATACCCGGCTTCGTACCGTGATTTGATAATTCCATCAAGTGGCATTTTTGAATACCACCCTGGAAAAACGGCTGCGGGATTTGGCGGCAAGCTGTCGAACCAGCCGGTTCCGTTGCTCGCTCAGCGCCTTCATATCATAGGCGAGTGATCGCCCGTTAAGGTTCGCCGACGACGGGCCGGCAAGCTTGGCATCAATCGCTTCTATTTGCGCTTGCAGTTCGGCTGCAGTTGCCATGGGCAAGAAATGAAATTAATTATGTACTCTTAAGCCTACTGAAGTTTTTGTTTCATTTCTGTCACGATCAGAAAAATCAACGCACCATCCTGTGCTTGTTCAGCACACGATAGATCGTGGATTGATGGACGCCTAACCTTTTGGCTGCTTCTTTTGGCTTCCCTGGGGCGACGGAATCCACCAGTTTCGCGGTGATTGTCGGGTATTTTTTTATCGTGATCCGCACCCCGGGCAGCTCCTGCCGCGCCCTTTGTGCGATGCGATCTGCGCACTCTTCCCCTGCCTCGGATTCGATAATCTGCAGCAGGGCTTCCCAGGTCATCGAATTAGCCTTTTCCGCGGTTTTGGCGTTGCATACATTCTTGGCTTTGGCACGCTCTTTGGTTTTTCGCACACCACTTTCCGCGTCAAGTCAGGCTCAGCCAGCAGCATGGCGGCGTAGGCGTAGTTGCGGCAGTCGAGGGCTTCAACCCGGGGGCGGACTGGCTTCCATTTTCGTTCTGCAACACCATTACGGTAAATCTGAATCAGTCGCTCACCGGTCAACTGGGCAAAATATTCCTCGTCGCAATGCGCCCCGAAGTGACAATAGCCGGGGCCAGACTCAGCGATACCAACTAGCCGCCGATACAAAAGCATTTTGGCGTCATCGACATAAACCGTTTCTCGCGGCGCCTTCTGTTTGCGCATCTTGCGCATGCGTTTTAGTCGCGCTTCTTTCGTCTCAACTGTACGCTTATTAAATCCTGCCCGGCCTTGTACACCCCAACAAAGAGCCCCGCGGAAGCCGTCAACAAACCTATCAACCATCCCTGTCATAAAGCCGCGGTCAACAGCAACAGCAGAAATACCAATAGTGACGCCCGCCTCATGCTCATAGGTACCGCGTAATGCTTCCGCCAATTCCTCCCATACCTCCATTTTCGCGGTATCGCCTGGAATGATGATGTAATCCACCGACCAAGACTCTTCCCCAGCGCCCCAGCCGACAACCTCAAGCTCTACACGGTCCTGCTGCACGTCCACGCCGGCAGATAGGTAAGCAACGCCCTTCGGCGCTTCGGCCGGGTATTTCTCCACCCGGTTGAGCAATGACCCAGGATCAACGGAGTCGCCTTCTTCTTCCCAGGTTTCAGCCAACGCGGTATTGATAAAACTCTGCAGGTCTTTAGCTTGCTTTTTCTTCAGGAAGTCACGGACGATATCGGACAGTTTGAGGAACAGGCTACACATGGAGGGAATGTGGAAGCTGGCGTGTCCATCAAAGGGCTTCTCTGCTATCCACTCGCCCTGGCGAATGGCACTGAACCGTTCCGCGTCATCCCATAACGCAGCGCAGCTCTCGCACTGGTATTTCGCTGTGTCTGCCTGGTGCCCGCCATCGTCGTCTTTGAGCCATTGGACATTCGTCCACTTCAGATACTGCTTCTCCCGGCAGTGTGGGCATGGCACGTACCAGCGCCGCATGTCGCCATGCTCGAAAGATGTTTCCACATAACTAGCGCCCTTCAAGGTGGGCGTGGAAGTCACGAACAGTAGACGGTCATCACCAAATGTCTTGTTGCGCTCAGACACCAGGTTGACCGGGTGCCCTTCCCGGGTGAACTCGTACCCGTCCACCTCATCACAATACAGTTTCGGCGCACTTCGTCCGCGCAATGTAGATGCAGAACCAGACCATGCCAACATCAAGGCGCCGCCTGTATATTGCTTAATCTCCTGATTGTTCACGCCCTTACGACTACGCGGAGGAACCATAGCCGTCTTGATTGCCGGTGTACTTTCGACCATCGGGTTGAATTTGGTGGCAAGCCATGTGTTCATGTCCGTTTTCGTAGGCTGCAGCGCAATTTGATTCTTCGCATCGTGGGCAATGAAATAACCCATCGACATCAATTGCACCTGAGTCTTGCCAGTCTGAGCGCCCCACATCAAAGTTATTTGCCTGCATTCCGGTGCGGCCACCATATCCAACGGTTCCCGCTGGTAAGGTGCGTTACGAAATCGCACCGGTCCCGCCAATGCATTACTCGCAGGTATCCGACAAAACTGCTCTGCCCACTCGCTCGGCTTAAAAGGCGGCGGAGGTATAACATGCCTTCGCGTCCTACCAACCACCGCCGCAACGCCTGCAGTATTTGTAAGATCAAGCTGCTGCATTACCAAGCACCGTCAATGCCTCGTTGATTTCATCCAACAGCACCTCCTTAATTGCCCGCTCACTCGACTCACCAAGTAGCTGTGGCGCGGCGCGGGCTGGGATTTGTCGCATCCTGGTGCGGAAGTCCACATGCAGATCAGAGTATTGGCGTTCTATTTCCTCTAGGTCTGCAACCAGTCCTTTCGCTTTTGCTGCCTCCACTTCAGCTATTGTCGTCTCAGCCGCCAACTTGCGGCGCTTCAATTCGTCTTCATCCGCTAGCGTGGTATCTCCGACAGCGTTCTTTACTGCCTGATCTTTTTCCCATTGGATGATTTCTTTTGACTCAAAAACCCACTCTTTGCCGCGACCACCTTTCTTCTCGTATGGCATGCCGCGGCGGACCTTTCCATCCAGCCCGGTAACATGACACCCCAAAACATCCGCAGCTTGAGCCCTATTCAATCGCATAATTAGATAGACGTAGAAAACTATTCTTAGTGCCTCGCAGAATGTGCAGCCGGCGCCGCGCACTACC